TTGCCAGAGCTCGAAACGGTTCTTCATCCTACTCCCCTTTCAATGGGGTAGTGGATCCGCACGATTTGTGCAGAGCCTGCCTCCGGTGAGTCCGTTGTGGTTCGAGTGTTAACTCGGCCACTAGGACTATATACCGGAGAAAGAGCAGCAAGCAGAGCTTCATATGCTCCACTCGCTCGGTCCTAGGACTCGCCGCCAACAATCTTATCCAGATTGCCAGCGACGGCCAGGTAGTCCACAAGCGCCTTGAGGTTGTTCTTAACCTCAGTGTTGTCGAAGCCCACCTTTGGGTGGTCGACGACGACGTAGGCACTCATGGTGTACTGCCGACTGACGCCATCCTGAAGAGGATCGGCTGCGGTCTTGGCGAAGTCCAAACGAACGTTCCGACGGTTGCGCGACTTGACGTCGTGCGAGATCGTGAGTCCAATGTCACCAATTGAGGTGGCGAAGGAACCCTTTCGATCCCCGAAGGAGACACGCGGCAGCGACTTAGCTACCGCGTTGACGGTCACGGACTGGGGCTCTGCGAACATGCGCGGAAGCTCCTAACTACGTCTCACGACGTTGTTGGTGGTTGCCACCCTCACAGGATTGTGGGGCAGCATGCAGAAGGCCAGATAGACCTTCGTTGTCACACTTGTGCAATACCAAGTGCGGCCAGGATCGCGACTTGACGACCGGAGAGATCCGTGTTCGTCACGCCGAAACCAAACGGAGAAGCTGGAATTCGCACGATTGTCGTATAATAAAACGACATGGCGAACGGATGAGTGACCCACACATTGTTATAATTCGGCCCCAATCTTACGGGAACCGAACCAGTGTAAGTCACTCGCCGCTCACTATGGGAAGTTACATACCCATAGTTGAGTACATTACCGTCCAGTCCGAAATCTGAGAGATTTTTCATAACATCTCCCATGTTTCCGTACCAGTCGGCAAGCCAGCTGAATGGAAGTGCATTCCACGCAGTATCAAAGCCAGGTCGAACGCCATAAACAGCGTCAAGCCTAGCGATGTTACCCCTCCACGTACCCTTCGGGGGAAGATGGTAGGTGAAGCAGCCAGAGAACCTTGATTGGCTCCTAGTCTGCGTGGTTTTTGTCACAGTGCCTGGTCCAACCTCGTACGCAGTTGGCGTCATGCCTAGAATCTTGGCATTAAACGCCTCCGTTGTAGTTGTCAGTGATGACAATTGTTCCGGATACTCGTACTTGCGTCGGACTGGCTTCCCAGAATCACTCTCGAGTTGAGAGATGATCTGTTCAGACTTTTCAGCTGCAGAGCTGAGTGTCTGAAGGTCATTGATGGTAGGCGAAATAGCGAACTGGTAGTTCAGATATTCCGAACCCACGTTACGCGACTTCATTGGAATAGCGGGAATACCGCCAACCAACTCTGCCACGGCAGTGGAACCATCAAAGACTGGAGACGTCGGGTTACACCTTGCAATAGCTGTAGTACCCTGCATCACCAGCGTGTTATAATCTGCTGGTGGAGGGCACGAGGCCAAAATCTTGGCCGAGCTATCGTAGGCAGACGTCGCTAAAAGCGACGCCACAGCACTGGGAACTAATACTCCCTTGGATTGCCAATGAAGCGGTCCAGCGCTGGTACCTCCGGAGAGGTGGATAGGAGTCGGAAGTCCGTCAGTAGTCATTTTGTAACTACTAAACGGGCCGCCGATATCCTCCGACGTTTTCCCCAAGAGCCAATGGGGATGTGACTCAGATGTGATCTCTTGTGCGCCTAGGCACACATCGACACTACGGTTTCGCCACACATTTGGTCCCCGCTCAAAGAATGAGTAGGGTAGTGTGATGATCGTTTGGCGTCGCTTAGTGGGCACCACATCTGCCTTTCTGTCCGTCTCGCACTTAGGGGATGCTTGGCTAGCATCCCACCAGTGGCTAAAACCACTGGCTGCACATGAAGAACACTGGGATTGGTGTCTGTTAGACATCGCACCCTAGTGCAGTGGGTATTCGTACCCACGGGGCCCCTTACGGGGCC